ATATCTGGTTGAGAAAATGTGACTGTAGGCGCTGTTGTATATGCACCACCTTGAGTAATTGATACTAAGGATACACCATCACCTGATAATGTTGAAGTACCAAATGCTTGATAAGTACTAAGTTCAATAGTAAACTGGTAATCCGAACTTGCAATTGAGAGAGAATCTTCAATCGCATCAATCTCTGTAATACCTGTTTCAAGTGTTTCTGATCCATAATCAAAGAGGCGACATTTTAGTTTATAAACTGGATTTTGGTTTAACTGAAAGAAAGGATCGTCATGATCAACAAAGTTAATCTCAAATAATTTTTTAAGCACAGGATGATAAATTGCGTCACCCTCTAGAGGACGATCTGTATCAGTTGCATCTGTTTCATTCAAAATATAAAATGTTTCACCTTCTAGTCTAGATGTTGCTATCGATCCCGACTCTAAAAGAATAGAACCAGATGAGGTTGTGTCTGTTGCAGTTTCAATCCGAATTTGTTTTGTCTTCTCTTGAAATCTTTTCTTACTGACAATGAACGTAGCTTCACTTAAATTCTGCAAACCAAATTGACTCATTATTTCTTGTTCACCGGCATAACCACCTTCGGAACTTTCCATGTACATTTCTATAGGTGCCTGAGTTCTGAATTTAGATAACGAATCCTCACCAAGAACTGTGTCCTCAGCGACAAGTTCGCGGTCAAGATAATATACATCATGACCATGAATCTGAATTGCTTCTACAAGCAAATCAGCATATAGTAGTTTTTCAGATGCAAGTATATTAGTTACGTTTGTTACGGCCATTATGCTACACTCCCAACGTCACCGAATGGATTTGACTCACTAAAGTCTAGAACAGTATCATCTAAGGTTTCAAATAATTCGTTCTGAGCAGTTTTATCAGTAACACCATCACCAAGCACAAACTCCTCAGTTATGATATAACTACCATTTTCAAGTAGAATACTTTCACCATAAGATGCGGGGTCTGATGTAACTATTGTGTTGTCCAGAGTTGTACTACTAGAAAGGTCAAAATCACCAAAGTCTAGAGTTATCGGGCCACCCGCAATAGATGGTCTTTCAAGAGTGAATTGATAATCAGAAGTTCTAACTGATAGACTATCTGAGATTGCATCAATGTCAGTAATGCCTGTGGTAAACTCTTCAGAAGAATAATCAAACAATCGACAACGCATTTTGTAAACAGGGTTATTATCTAATTGATGAAAGGGGTCATCATGATCTACAAAATTAATTTCGAATAGTTTACCCAGCTGCGGGTGATAAATTGCATCACCCTCGAAAGGTCTATCAGCATCGGTTGCATCAGTTTCGTTTATTATATAAGATATTGTGCTGTTAGTAACCGTACCAGATTCTAGTTGAATTGCACCAGATGTTGAATCTGTACCTTCCTCAATTTCTATTTGTTTTGTCTTATCTTGAAACTTTGTTTTACTTACAATAAAAGTTGCTTCACTTAGATTTTGCAAACCAAACTGAGTTAGAAGTTCACGTTCACCCCCATAACCAAGAGCAGAATCTTCCATGTACATTTCAATAGTAGCTTGATTATTAAATTTTGACAAAGAGTCTTCACCAAGAACATTATCTTCTGCAACAAGAGTACGGTCAAGATAATAGACATCATGACCCTTGTGACGAATAGATTCTGCAACCAAGTCAGCATATAGAGACTGTTCAGATGCAATCGCACTCACACCATTTGTATGGAAGTGTTTATTAACTGCCATAGTTATCCTACCATGTAATTTACTGGTAACTCAAATGTGAGAGCGATTTGTTCTTCTAACTTATTAATCTCTTCCTGTGCTTGTGAGTAAATTGTATCACCATTCATGGTAACACCGCCCAACATTGCAACACCACTAAACTTAGACAGGTTCGCACCCCACTGTTGTTTGATTAGTGCAGTTGCATATCTCTTGAGATAGATGTCGTCAAAAATATCTGTGTAAGTTGCTGGGTCTAGTTTACGATAACACTCGACAATGATATAGTCTGTTCCAGCAGTAAAGTCATTCTCCCAATCTGCATCGATGTACAGACGGTTTTGATGTTGGTTGAAACGGATTGGTGTTTCACCCACAAGAATATGTTCTAGAAAATCTAAGTTGTCCATAGCCATCTGATACTGAATGACAGACGTAGAGGACAGGTCAAATAAATCATTGAGACGCAACTGGTAACGCATATCAAACATGTTACTACCACCACCCGTGTCTGTAAATGGCCATACCTGTATCACAGACACAACAGCACTTGGCATCGGGATAAAGTTATTACCCTCCAGAAATGTTGCGGTGATGGAATTATCTGATGTATCTGTTCCGGTTGATGTTGTGTTTGCTCTTGCTCGCGTAACTTCTTCTTCGGTAATAAGATGTTTGAGATACATCTTCTCAATACCGTCATAGTGATACTGTGCAAAAAATTGTAGGGCTTCATCGATACGATCATCTGCTTGATCGTCTGATACGTTGATATCAATGACACCAGAACCTAACGCTCGTAAGCAATAATCTTTGAATGTTGATTTACTTGTGGGTATGGCCATGAAGATATCCTTTTTTATATATTTATAAGATTTCGTTTATTGCGATACAGTTTGGGCCAAATTCTACGCCCTCGTCTATCCACCCCCCAATCTTGCGAAACCCCACACTTTCATATGCAGGCAGTGCAGATTTCCTTGGCATAGTCCAGATAATTCTGCATTCTTCTTGTTTCGCACTATTTATAGTAAGTTTTAAAAGCATATTTGACACTCTGTGACCCCTATGTTCTGGACTTACATACAACCCTCTGGACCTGTAAATATTATCATTCGTCTTAAACCCACTATTGACACCTATAAGTTTACCATCTGATTTTGCTGCCCAGAAGGTAGGTTCATACTTCCATATTGTATCTTTCTGTTTTGTTATAGATATGTTTCCATAACCTTCCCACAATTCCGCATCCCATGACAGGGAGCTTCGAGATTCTATTTTACTTACTCTGTTAGGCCACAGACCTTCGTTCCAAAGGTCATATATTTCCTCAAAGGTAGTCTCAGAATATTCACAAATCATATTACTATATATAACATGAACGAAAACAGAATTGGTATGGTATCAACATCACGAAGTGGTTGTACAGTTTTTCGTAGAGCAATATGTAATATATACGGGATGGCAGACTCCAATTCTTGGTTGAAAAAAAATGATTATCAGCACATAGAAGAAACACCTTTCTCAAACCAACCACATATACTCAAAATTTTAATTCATTATGTTCCAGAAAGTAAATTGGGATTTGTTCTCAACGACATGCCTAAGATATGGTTGTACAGGGACGATGAAGTAAGACAGTTTTTAAGTCATGTTGCAAGACTGCACACCAAAGTAAATCATGTATATGAATCAGATGGTCAACCGATACTAGATGACAACTCTGTTATGGCAACCAGAAATCAGTTTGATATCTTTATGTATCGACGTAAGCTCTTTTGGAAGGCATGGAAGGTTTATGGATTTATCAAGAACGAACCCCTGATAAAGTTTGAGGACTTTTTGGAAAACCCAACTGAGGTTGTTGAAAACCTAGAGGAGTGGTATTGGAAACAGTTTAGATTTGGCGCACCAATTAAATTTCCAATGCCACACAAGATTCAAATGGACTATATAGAAAAGTTTGCAAACTACGAAGAGATACTGGAGTGGTTTAATGAGTGATTTTTGTATTGTGTGCGTAACCCGTTCTGGTTCGTATTACATAATGGAATATATGTGCAGAGTGTTTGGTCTTGCCGAAGGAAATGAATGGTTTGGAAGGAACAAAGAGGTTGACCTAACAAATCAATTTGAATTAAAAACAAAAAGAATTGATATTGATTTTCATGTTAACGAGGGGTTGTTGAGTGATCAGGATATCAAAAATCGATTGAGACATCTTGAAAATTTTCCTATACCGTATTGCATAAAATCAATGCCACCACAGTTTACCAACACAATTGAATCTGTCAAGCTTCCTCTTGAACAAAGGATAGAAGTAGCACAAGACATACTTAAAGACTTTGATCTAATATGGTTCAAGAACGAAGATAAGATTTCCCATTTCTGTTATGAGTTGACTTGTATTCGGTGTAGTTCAGCGGGTTATCCTCGACCCAGAGAATATGGAATATATGATTCTGAAAAGAGAGTAACACCACCAGAAAATTCATTTACCGCAACAGTAGAAGATTTTGATAAATTTATGCGACGTGAAGAGTTCACGGATGCCGTGATGAAAACTTTCACATGTCCTGTCGTAACCTATGACGACTTTGTGAAAAATCAAGACCAAGAGATTCAAAGGATTGCCGACTATTACGATTTACAAATGCAAGACGTATATAAAATACCTGTCATACACAACCCAGACTATAGAAACATATTTACAAATTATAGTGAGATTGAAAAATGGTTTACACAATACCAGAGATGATGAGCGGTCAGTGGTTAGAAGGAGAAGTTCTAACCCGTGATAACTATAATGATAAGTTCATAGGACAACTTGCAGACCTGATGGCATCCGTTCACGGTATAGTTACAAAGTCTCCTCGTATTCCCAAGATGCAGGGCATCGTTGATAGTTTAGAACATTGGGATAATTTTACTAAACAGGCTGTAGAAGAATACTACGGAATACGATCAGAGTTAAAACACACCGCATATCTTCACGGAGATATATGGGCAGAAAACGTGATAGTAAATGATGGAAGTCTTATCGGGCTAATTGATTGGGAACACGCTGACGTAGGTGACCCGCATTGGGACTTTAGAATGATCCGTAGATGGATAGGTTGGGACGGTCTTGAAGAGTTGTTATTCTACTATAACGCCAGCACAGGTTTGCAATGCAAAAGAAAATACATAGAAGTATTAGACAAGATATCATTGTGTAATTCTAGACAAATACGAAATTTCACCGACCCATTGTTCACTGAGTATATCAAACTCTGGCCGTCTATTCCACCTCAAAAGTCTCATTAGACTTATTAAATACTCTAACTGTACCATCTTCTTCTGTAACCCTACAGGTGATATTATTTGCAGACATATATGTTCTTGTTGCGGCAGATTTATTTGCAAATATATCATCGTTTTTATTAATAATAATATTTGTGTAATCTTCTTTTGAAGAATAAACTACTTCCATAGTTGAAGTCAACTCATCATCACTTAAAACTCCTGTCCTAGAAATTGTAATATCGGAATAAAATCTTAAGTCAGTCCATTCTTCGGGCCATTTGGTATCTGTATCTGGTCTAGTCATAACTCTAGTTATTGTGTATGTTGCCATTTCTTATCTCCGTTGCAGAAATCTTTTCAATTTCTTCTCCCAATTGTTCCTGTTCAATCTTATAACCAACATCTCTTCCGTATGTTATATTTATAATGTTGGGAACGTGCATAATGATATAATCTACATCATATTCATATCCATGATTTTTAAGATCAACAATAAGGTCTGGTTGGTCGAACCATCCCTCACCAGTGTCTCTTACCATTATTACAACTTGTCCAGTTTTTGCGTGAGCTCTCTTGAAAAGTTCTCTGTGTCCTTGATGCCATGGTTGAAACCGTCCAAGCATTTGTACAGTTGGTTTACGTCTATCCATTTTGAAATCCTTATATTATAATCTTTGGGTTCTATGAAAATTCTATTGGTATCTTCATATTTTCCGACACCTATTGTTGCCATCCATATTGTAAAGTCTGCGTCAAACTCTCGCCGTGTTTCTTCTGTGGGACAAATGAAGTCTGCAACTGCAACTCCACCAGCCATGACCACACCATCTGAAAGGTGTTTCATTCTTTGTGATTGTCGAATACGTCCCTCTGTAGAGAAGTCCCAATCATCGTATTTCTCTCTTACTTGATCTGCATTTATCCATATACCAAATAAACTTTTGGCCAGAGGTTCAGCAAATGTACTCTTACCTG